CGCATATCGCTAATCTTAAACGGCTGAATCATGCCCATGCCAGCCCCGGCAACGCTACCAAGCGCCGCCATATTGGCATTACGAGCCGCCATCTGCTGACCGTAAACGTCCATGCCATACTTGGCCTGATCGCCCGCCGCCTGATAGACCGGAGCCGCATTGACGTTGGCCCCCGTGTAGCCCTGGAATTGCGGGTTCTGGATTTGCGATGCACCCATGACCGCCGTGATCTCGTTAAGCGGCTGTGACCGAAGCTGCATGGCGCGAGCAAGGGCCTGATCGGAAGCCATATTGCCGAATTGAGCGCCCTGCATGTTCTGGTTGTATTGTTGAGCCGCAGCCGAATTGTAGAGCCCGGCGATGTTACCCGCTTGGCCATAGTTCTGCTGCATGGCGGCATTGTTCATGCCTTGGGCGCTCATGGCATTGCCAAAGTTGGCATTGATGGCGTCGTTCTGCATTTGCTGGCCCGTAACGCCTTGGCCGAAGTTTTGACCAATCGCAGCGTTCTGAGACTGTTGCGCCATAAGCGCATTGCGAATGTTTTGATCGTTTGCTTGGTTGCGAAGTTGTTGCGCTTGAAGCCCTTGGCCGAAGTTCTGGGACACAGCCGCATTCTTTTGTTGCTGTGACGACAGCCCTTGACCGTAGTTTTGACCAATAGCCTGATTGCTCGCCTGAAGCGCCGCAAGCCCCTGGCCGAAGTCCTGGCCGAGCCCTTGGTTATAGAGCCCCGCAGCCGTAGCCGCTTGTCCAAAGCCCTGCTGGTTAGCCGACATATCAAGGCCAATACCCTGCATGGCGGCTTGGGTGAACATGTCGTTCTCTTGCTGGCCCTGCTGCTCCATAGCCCGGTTGTAGGCTTCAGTGCCGGGGCGGAAGCCCTGATTGACCAGTTGGGTCCGCAGCCCTTCGCGCTGGCGCTCCATCTGAGGCGCGAGCCGCTGTAGGATAGCCTGCTGTCCTGTCATGCCCGCGTTGACCGGCATTTGAGAAACGCCAGACAGGTTCAGGTTGCGTTGGGCCGAACCATACTTCGCGTCTCGCATACCCGACGCCAAGCCGAATTCATTGGCGTTGATGGCATTTGCAAGGCCAAAATCGCCCGCGCCGATGCTACGGGCCTGCTCAAAGTCGCCGTAGTTGATGCCGCGAGCCTGTCCGTAATCGCCCACGTTGACGCCACGGTTTTGCCCGAATTGGTTTGCATCGACGCCTTGCGCCATGCCGTATTCGCCCATCTTGGGGCCGTAGTTGACGCCGGGGCCTTGATCGAACGAGGTCTGAATGCCGGGGCCTTGGTAGTCGAAAGGCGTTCCGAGAATCTTTTGCGCGTTGGCAACGCCCTGGCTTCCAAGATCGGCAAACTCGCGCTGCACCCGCTGCTGAGAAGTCAACGCGGCTTGTGCGTCAGGCGTCAGCGTCTGCGTAATTGTCGGGCGCGGCATATTGGGATCAGACATATCCCAACTGACGGTCTGGTTCCCATACGGGCTAATGATGTTGGGATTGCTAATGCCAGCCGTTTGCAAGCCCGCCTGAAGGTTGGCTTGACCTTGGGCCGTAGCTGCCGCGCCGTAATCAGGCGCGGGCGGCGGTGCTGGCGTTTTCTTTCCCATATCTGTCCCCCAGGAACCTACAATCTGACTTTTTCATCGTGAGCAATAGAATGTCGCCATTCGGTTGCGCGTCTTTGATCCTGCATTCTTCGGCAAACCCCATGCGAGTTACCATCCGAATGCTTTTGTCATTGTCCGACCAAACCGGCACAACGATCTTGTCTACATTACACACATTGAACGCATAATCGTAGATGGCAAACAGATAGAGGCGGTTTAATCGTCCGTCGATTGCAATATGGCAAACCAAAGATTTGCCGTTCCAATCTGTGTAAACAACGCCCGCTACAATCCTGCCATCCCTGACCAGTCCAATCGCATTTGACCTTGACGGGTTGTAGCCCGAGCCCAAATGCTCACTTACCCAATACCCGATTTCGGGTCCGCTCGCTATATGCCAGCCCATCCGGTTTGATACACCACATCTGTTGAGGCCCATTCAATCTGGACGCCCTGGCTTGACGACTTGAATTGCAGGCCACCGCAATAGCCAATGCCGGTGACGCCCTGCCATTGGTTCGTCATCACCAAGCCAGCGCCCCAATAGCCAACGTCCCATAATGACACATCCCATGTAGCGGCATTTGCTACAGAGAACGACAGCGGAGCCGGATTGGCCGTAACGTCAAAGTCGGTGTTGATGCCCACAAAGATCGAAGGCGACCCGTTGGTGAACAAACTGTAACGTGCCCGCGTGAAATACTTTTTGACGCCCCGGCTTCCAAAATAGTTGAACGCTTGGATAACACTTGTCTCAATGTCAGAAGCATCGTCGGCATAGGTGTCATCCCACGCCACGCCGACAATCCCGTTGCCGCCAAAATACGGGTCGTCCTCATAGATTTCCCAGCAGTTCGCAGCCCAGCCCTGAAACTGGCACCATGACTTTGTGATGGTGTTCATCACGTATTGCTCTTGAGAGCCAAGTGAGACAGGCACGTTGATCCAAACGGCATTGTGCTTGGCGGTGTATGTGATCTGCCAGCCGATAGACGTATGGTCCCCGCCATAAGCGGTCGTAGCCGCCGAAATCGCGCCCTGTATCTTGTCTGACAGCGCCACCCTGGGATCAAGGCGACTGCTTTGCAGGGAAGACGCCATTGGGATCAGGCCGTCATAGGTGAGGACCAGCAAGTCACCGCCCCACTTCAGCATACAGCGTTGACCGATGGGCGAGCCAAGCTTCCACACGCCGATCAGGGCAAACGTGTTGATGCTGGTCGGGTCCGTCCCGCTCCACAGGATAACCTCGCCCTCGCTCGTAATGAACGCAAGGTTGTCATCCACGCCGTAGCCCGCGTCGATAGTCCAAGTGTCTAGGTCCACCAGATGCCCGCCGTGTCGGGCAATCGCGGTCATTTCCAGGTTTTGGGCCGCGCCATAGATGGAGTCCGTTGGAAGATACCAAGCGTTCAGCGTGTTCTTTTCGATGAACCACAGCCGGTTCTTAAACAGCACTACATTGACAAGATTGCTCGTTGTCACGCCGGAAATTTGAGCCGGACCGCCGCCCGTCGAAATGCTTGTCCAAGTTGTGCCGTCATACAGGCGTGGCTCGTTAACGCCGTTGACCGCGACAAGGTAGCTACCCGCGCTGGTCGTGATGTTAACGTGTTCCCACATGCCGCCCGACAGCCCCGTCACCAACGGAGCCCCGACAGGGCCGCTTGACGTTACATCGTAAAGCTTGCCGGTGTCCGTGACCGCAAACAATTCCGTAACCGGCCCCGCCGCATAGGTCATGAGCGACTGCACCTGACCATCAAGGCCGGTCGCGTGTTCGGTGTATCCGCCACGCAGGACCGCGCTGGAGACGGTCGGGAACATGTTGACCATCGTCACCGCGTCCATCGCATCCATATTTGCCAGCGAGTCACGAGCATTCCAGCCCCCGACAGGTGCGGGCAAGGATTCGACTTGAGCCGAAGCCTTCTGAACCAATGTGCGAGGCGAAAAGCCCATTACTGCCCGTATCCACTGTCAGGAATGTTGTCGTAGCCGATCAAAATGTTTCCAGGGCGCGGCGCAAAAGAGAGGTTCGCGGACGAAGTATCCTGTGCAATCGCCGTATCCAGTTCGGTGTAATAGTCCCGATACAGGGCCGTGGTGTCGAAGCCCTTGGCTTGAAAATACTTCAGCTTCGTGTTCAGCACCATAACCCGATCGGGATAGATGCAAGTGTCAGTATCGACCGTAAAGCTGTTCTTCGCCACGCTAGCGGCGCTGCGAGCCCAAGCCGCGCTGCGATACTCAAAGCTAAGGTTTTCAGCCGTTGAGAGCCCCGGCCAAATCTGGAAATAGTCGCCATACAGCCGCCAACGAATGCGCGGGCCTGTGCTAATATAGCCACTCAGCAGCCATTCCCACTGTTGGGCATTTTCAGGGCCGAGCATTTCCCAATGCTTGCTCTTGTCCCACTGTGTGCGCGGCACAATGGCGTCGTAGTCAGCCGGGAAGTTGTATTTGACCTTCTGGAAATAGATGGTTCCGTTGGTCGCCGCATCTTGCGGGAAGGCCGACAGCGTGACCTGATTTAGCGAATCCACGCTTTCGATGAACGTGCCGTTTGGCAGGCCCGTGCCCACGGCCATATAGGTCGTGTCAAGCCCGGCGGTGGACGGAATGCCCGTAACCGTCCTTGCCGCCGTTGTGTAGGTGCCCGTAGTTGTCGTAAATTCCGTGAAGAAGGAATGCGCGGCGGTAAGCCTTCGCCAGTCAGCCTTTCGGAGCAGTTCGTATCCCGATGCGTTCATCAACGCGAGAAGCTGAACTACGTCCTGATTAGCGTTACCGGCAA